CGCTTGCTTTAGGTTGTCAGCGTCATCCGCTGTTCCCTTGGCGATCATGGAGAGGGCTATTTTGTCCATTATCTAAAAAGACGCCACAATATACGCAGCGTATAATTTTTAACTTTTCCTTGAAGTGTTCGCTCTTTTGAAATTCAACGATGCTTTCTGTGAACTTGTGAACGCCATGTACTTCTTTTGTACATTCAGGTACGTCCTTTGTAGTTACCGTTGCAAGATTTATCATTAGTTTTTTGCCTCACGAATCCGAAGGTGGGGGAACTTACGACCAAATTCAACAAAGAACTCTTTATTCATAGGCAATTCCTGGGGTGTATAGAGAGCGCGTATCATGTACTGAATGGGTTGTGGCATGTCTATCGTGTAGGAAATGTACCCATCGTGACCTTTATCCTTTGTTACCCCTCTGAAGCGCTTTCCACCGACTCGTATTTCTTTTCTTGTTTCCTTAACGTCCTGAACGTCTACTAAGTACGAATCCCATTTGGTTGGATTTGTGGCGATCCACACCTTAAAGCACTCTTCAATAACAGGCCAGGGGTTCATACCAGACTTTTTCTTTAACTCTTCGAGGTGTTTAACAGCACGAACATGGGAGAATTTGCGAGGAATACCAAATTGATCAATGAAGGTGTCCATCAAGTATAAGCAAGGGGTGATCAGACCCTTGCGCCTATAGTCTGATTATTGGCGCTATAGGTGTCAAGAGGAAAAAATAAGAGGGGAGTTGATCAGTCTCCCCTCAAAAACTACCACCTGCCAGGTTATTAGCCTTCTTGGTTGTAGCCTGTTCGGCGAGCATTTGCACGCTCAGCCAAGAACTCAAGAGTTGCTTCTCCAATAATCATTCCTTTGGTGTTGTCACCTGTTTTATCAAGTGATTCACGTTTAGGTTGACGATTCTTAAGATAGGCGATTCTCCATTTGTCCTCTTTAAGACCTAAGACAGTCGGTCCAGGAGTTGCATTTGAAGAATAGACGTCTTTGTGACCAAAGATTCTATGTACTCCAAAGTCAGACTCGTAAACCATAACTGGTCGAGTAAGTCTTTTGTCTGACGCATCAACATATTTAGTTGATCCAGCCGTAAAGGTTGAAATCTTCTGTCTAAGTTGAAGTGTGGTCAGAACCATATCAAACACATCAGATGTTCCTACATCTACTGCGACATCGTACACCATAGAGTTAAACTCAGTTTCCGATAAGGAAGTACCTGAATTTCTGTTGGTGTAATGTGAAGTCACAATGTTGTGGACACCTGCCATTTGACGTGCGACACCCGAATCACCTGACGCGCGGGAGCCTCTTAAGAGGGAATACTCCAATTTGTTTTTCCAATCTTTGAGGGCTTTAGCTGCCTGGTAATCATACGGATCAGCCATGCCAGCAACAGATACTGCTCGCTCAGTTCCAGAAACCTTAAAGGTTGTTCTGATGATCTGAGTTACATTATTGCGGCGGGATGGTTGAGTAAGGTCTGAAAAGGTTGCATCAGCACCTTCCACTTCAGTTGAAACTGAGGTAGGTCGGGCCAAGTAATCTTCAAGCCACTCGTGAAGCGTTTGATTTGCGGTTGTGGTCGCAAGCATTGTTGATAATGGATTATCATCAGGAGAAACATCACCAATAATATCTAAAAGATCCTCTCGGCGAGCTCCGTCCTGATATGTTTGTAGTCCAAAAGCCATAAGTAAATTTCACCTTCCTTTCTCACATGAAAAGAGATACCCGATAAGGCATGTGAACTTAAAGGGCCTAAGCAAATAAATAAATTAACGGGGAATCTTAGAAAGTCTTACAGCAAGGGCGTCCTGATTGCCTCGTCTACTTTCGTATACTAGGGTCTGATCGTCCTCTGGTAAGCTTCTTGCCTCACCCGTTGCCTCTAAAGATGCTTGTTCTTTAGGAGCTAAGCTCTCCAGAGTTTCCTTCTGGACTTGAGCCTTTGTTTTTTCAGCGATAGGTTTTTGAATACTTTTGAGGTAAGATGCTGCCTCACCAAGTGAGAGCTGTCTTCCCCCGTACTTGTCAGGATTTACTTGAGAGTGATACATAAGTCCTTGAGCTTGGGTCGCAAATAATTCGTCCGCAAGCTCGGGATGCTTCGCATACGCTTCTTTCTGTTCCTGTTCATACAGGTATTGTGCAACCGATGCTTCTGCACGCTGTGCTCGTTGAATCGCCTCTTGTGCTTGTAGTTGAGCTTGTGTTACCACATTCTCGTTAATAAGCCCTGTTTCAGGATCGTATACTGGTTGGGGCGTTTGAGGCTGTGGCGTATTCATGGAAGTAAACACTCCCTCAAAATACTCACGCCTTGTTCGCTCCTCCCGTAACTGTTCCCTAAGCTTTTCAAACTCACGCGCTGTGCGTTCTTTTACCCCTTCGGGTAATCCTTGTGCGTCTTTACCTTCTGTTGTTTGTGTTTCCACCGTTTCAGTAGGTGTAACCGCATCAGGAGTTTGTTGTTCTGTGGCAGGCATTGCCACGTCCTGAGTTACTTTCTCAGGATCTGTATTGCCTTGTGGTGTAGCCATCATCTATCACCTCCTTTCGTAAGGTTAATTGTTAAAATGTGCGATTTTTTACAAGCCCGCATAGCTTGGATGGTTGGGATTTAGATCATCCCAGTTCCAACCCCTATAGGTGCTAAAACTGAATCCTCATGTAAGGGATATGAGATTAGTGAAAGATTATTCAGTGCCTATAAGAGCCAGAGCTCAGATGACCTTTGTGCCGTTAATGTAAATGTGCCCGTCTACTACGTCTGCACCAGTACCAAGGGGAAATCCCGTTGTGCACTTAATGCAAACACCGTCATGTCCACGTCTTTCAAACGTATGCAACCCTCGTTCGCAGTTTCGAAGCTGAAGGGTATGCACTCTATTTTTTGCTTCATGTTCTCCCACCTTCCAAAACTCGTTATCGTTATCTGGTAGGGGATCTACTGCTTTTGTCATGATCTTGATGAACCAAATGGCTGTGTGTCTTCAACGACACCATCTGTTTTAAACGCTGCGTGTGCTGCGCCTACACCTTCATCTAAAAAGTTGCGCGTCTCATTAACACCCCAATGAAACGTATATCCGTCAACCGTTGTGGTTCTTTGATCTATAGAACTATCTGTGTACTCGGTTGTTACTACTTCAGTTGCGCTTTGAATTTTTGGTCTTGCCTTTACTCTTACTCCCATGCTTAACCACCTCCTTTGGTTTATTTGAAACTTCTAATATGACTACTGCGTCCCGTTCTGCTAACTCCTGTGCCGTCTTATCATCCATCTCAACGACATCTCCAACGTTCCACCCCGTATTTACAAATCCTTTACTTACTCGAACTATCGCCATTTTGTTCACCTCCTATTGCAAATGGATCTTGAATTTCATTCTTTTCTTTTTTCTTTAAGGCCTTTGCCTGCTCGCCCATTGCATCAATCCATCCTAAAAGCTCTGCTACTACCTTCTTAAATACAGATGCAGTTTTTGCTGCATATAAAAACTCTTCTTCCTTCTTAAAATGTGTTGGATCAGGAAACGACTGGTTGAGCTTGTCCATTAGGTACGGCTTGAATACCTGCTGGAACCCCTCCGACTGCTCCATTGCCTGAATTAACAGGGACTGGCGCAGCGCTTCCTGCTCCTCCTTGGATAGGTTGGCCATTTTGCATTGCTGGAACTGGTAACTGTGGTTGTATCTTTTCAAAGTATTTGTCTGCGTCTTTCTTGCCTAGTTGCTCAAAGAAGTCTTCAAGCAAGTCCTTAACCTTAAGCTTGTATCCCTCTTGTGCAAGCATTTGGGTAGCTGCTGGATTAAGGGCGGTCTCAACCATATTCTTTGAAGCCTGAAGTATCTGTGCCTCATCGGGGATTCGCATAGATTCAATATCTGCTATATAGTCGTAGTTGCCCGACAAGTCTTCAGGTTCTAAAATGAGCGCTCCTGTCTGCATGTCGTCCTCCATCGTGAGCTTTGGAACGGTAACGCCCGCAGCGGACACTGGGTAGAGTGGCTCTGTGAAGTCAGAGATGTTAATGTCAGTTGGTGTGTTCTCATCGCTTAACATGTCAATTGAGCGATCAGTTAGCCCCTCTCCGTCTAAACCAACATTCTGAAAGTATTTGATGGCGTCTTTACCTGTAATGCGAATTATCTTTATGCGTTCTTGAGGATTTGAGAATAAGAATTGCTGATTCATTGAAAACCAGAACATCATTTGCTTCTTAAGGGCATCTCCTAGAAACTGCTGGTTGAAGTTATCACGTGCAGAGCGTTGCAGCGCTGTATCTCTTACCTCAGTCGCGGTCTTATCATCTGCTCCTGGGTCTATACCTGATATGCCTTGTGATGTTTCACCCAGTGCCTCTTGCATAGCGCCAACAAGAAGACGATAGGTTGTGGGAAACTCACGAACTCCTTGTGGGGTAAAGTTACCCGCCACAACATCATTTGTGGGATCTTGCATCATCCACTTAGCACCTGCGCCAAAGTTAAGAGTGTGCATCTGAACGGCACCGCCTGTAGATTTGACCTTTATGATTGGGTAGGTTGTGAGATTGACTGCGTCTATATATTGGGAAAGAAGTGCGTTTATTGCCTTTTGAATCTTCTCAACAGGTTCAATTTCAGATAATCCATAGAGGTCTTGATCTATGGGGTAGTACTTAAGCTGAATAACAGGAATTTGACCATGCTTATAGGGATTGGGGATATCTCGAAGGATTACTCCGTGCTTTGGCGCAAAGGTGATCCACCTATCACATCTGTATTCAGTCACAACCTCAACCGTGCGATATACCTCATCTCGACCTAAAAAGTCCTGAAGACCTTTAATTGACTTGTCCTTTACGACATAATTGGTTGATCGTTGATCGCCACCAACTTGTGCATCTTCTCGAAGCACACGTTGCAAGATATCAAGGTTTTTATATATTGGCTTACTACGTGCTGCGTCATTTGTTTGCTGCAAGGATTGAAGGGTAGGATAGGAGCGTACCTGGCACCAGTTTTTAATGGTTGCGTATGAAGGATTAGCCAACACATCGCGGTTACTTAAGACTTCAAAGTCAGGTCCGTCAAAGTGAGGATAGGATTTTTTAGCATCTGAGTCATACTTTCTTTCATATTTCCACTTACAGATACCAAATGAGGCGCCATATTTTCTTGCATTAAGATCCATTAAAGCCCACTTAGCAAGCATGGTCTGCCCATCAGCTCGTTCGTTATCATCCCACTGCCATGATAGAAGTTCATTATTGATCTTAGCGCCAAGTGCATCTCCTCCTTCACGTGGCACAAGTCTTCCTTTTGGCTTTCTACCTACTAAGCGAGAGGTCTTTTCATATAAAGCGGTGAAGGTTCTTGGATCAAACATGGTTGCCTTATAGGGCCATGCGTTTTCTTGGATATAGGATCGGAAGAGGATGTCTTTTTTGTCAAAGTCCACAATGCGTGTGTCAAGATCCTGTCTTGACATTTCATAGTGACCTACTACCTCAGTAAAGGTTTTGCGTTCTTCTTTGGTACCAACTGCAGGAACCTCGTTTATTGAATTAGATCGAGCTGGCATAAGTTTTTGGCCATAAAAAAAGACCCACCTATAAAAATAGTGGGCCTTTGCCTTTTACAAGCTTTGGGCTTTCTTAAATACTATGTTAATTCACAAAATCCTATTGTCAAGTTTTTACTCAACAGACGCCTTTTCATCAACTTGCACGCTCTCCTCACCCTTAATTTGAGTAATCGTCCTTGCCTGCATAAATATCTGTACCTTGCCGTATCCTGATCCAATAATAAGGTTTGATATGGAGCGTATGATCTTAGGCAGTATCATAGGGTTCAGTCCCGTTTCAATAAGCGCCATCTTGATAAGGTAAAGCTCTGGGTCTGCCTTAGATAGAGTTTCCAAGTACTTTTGTTCGTTATTCTGTTTTTGCTTATCGTAATCGTTCATTTCAGTTTAGACTCCAATTCTTATTCGATATGTCATCAAGTGGTGGTATATATTTCTGCTCCTTCCCTTTGTAACTTACTGCAAAATACCTTAATGCGTCCATTGCATGATCGTTTGCCTTTTCAGGTACATCTGGCTCATTTAAATCTTGAGCTTGTGTGACTGACTTTTCCTTCCACCTGTAGGTTTCAAATTCACGGATAACATTGGCACATGTATTAAAGACGAACAGTCGGGGCATTCCATCTCCCCCAGCATATCTAACAGAAGGCACGGCGTGACCTGGTATTTTTTTAAGAGCCTCTGATACTTTTTCAATGCCGAATCGTACCCAGTTGTTTTGATTGGTTCCTGTTTCTTTATTGGCTGGGGTAATGTAGATCCCACGTTGCGCGAATTCATTAATCCATTGAGCTCCGCTTGGATCTCCGAAAGTGGAGATGAGTCTTCCCATATTGATTGTTTTGGCATTGATGATCCCAGCGTGATAATCAATCGTTTGCCCCGTTTCGTAATGTTCTTGATATATGAACCAGTTATCATCTCCATCGACACCGATCCATAAGCAAGCTGTAGGGTTAGTAGATCCAAAATCGATTGCTCTGTATATTTGCCATTCTTGGGGTATGTCAAACGGCTCAATAACGTGGACTTGTCTATCGAAACCTTTATATACGAGCCCTGTGTATTTTCTAAAATCCGCCATAAACTCTTGGGCGAACGTGTCTTCTGTAAGTTCTTTCTTTTGTGCATCTATTTCCTCCTCTGCAATGTAGGGATTATCGTAACTTGTAAAACGCCATGATTTATATAAACCATCGGTTGCCTGCCCAATCTGGTATAGATCGTAAAAGTGGTTGTATCCTTTAGGTGTGGAAATAAAAATAACAGGAGCTTGGTAATCGGTGAGGGTAGGGCGAAGTACCTCCGACCATAGCCAATCCCAATTTCGTATAGAGGCGATTTCGTCAACGACCAAGCCACGTAGTTTGACCCCGCGGAGAGCGTCAGGGTTTTCAGCTCCTTTAAGTTCGATGACCGAACCATTTTTAAGGGTGATTGATAGCTCGACTTCATTTTTCTTGTCAATGATTGCTTGTGGGACATAGCTTTGTAATCCTTTCCAGTGAATTTGTTTTGCCTGACGATAGGTGGGGGCGACAATCCAATATGTTCCAACCTCACGTGACGCCCAGTCTATAACTGTCAGTTCTGCAAATACAGACTTGCCCGACCTTCGACCCGCACATACCACTCTAAAGCGATGTGGATCATCCCATACCTTTGTCTGCCATTTAGATAAGTTGATTTGCATCTCATTCTTTATCTTTTACAATAACAAGTCCTTCTATCTTTTCGCCTTTTGATGTGACATCCATAGCTTGTCCAAAGTGTCCGCGCATTAGTCTTTCTAAGAGCCACTCGCGCGATCTAACACCCTTAACTTGTTTCATCGCCCACTGAGCAGCAGCGATCTCAATTTCATCCGCAAACTCCGCATCGTCATTTTTCCATCTGATAATGGTATCTTCATTTTTTCCAATAGAAGCAGCGGCTAATCTTTGTACAGGAAGATCGCGATAGTACGCTAAAAATTGTTCTTTCTTTTCTTTATTTTTGTCCATACATCATTCGATTCTCTCTCACCTTTTGAATCCTAAAATACATAACCCGTTGACTCCAACAATATCTATCGCAATAGCTCTGATTTGAATATCTAGCATAGGATCTTTTCGTACTCTTATTAGGTAATTCCTCACCGCACGTCTTGCAGCGTCTCATTTTTCAATTTCAACTGTTATCTTTAGAGCGGTATTATGCTCTATTTGTAATAATGGAATTAACGTTTGCAGTTGAGAAGAGTCAAGCTCAAAGGTAACGTCTGAGTCACCATTTGACTTATTGACTTTGAGTTTATGATTGTGGGCGTGGAATACAAATTGATCTGCCATTGTGTGAAATGGCATATATTGAGGTTGCTCTTATATTACTTCACATTTTATAAATTGCAAGGGGATAAAATGAGGCCAAACTTGACATTGAGTTACATTGTATGTAACATCTTTTTAAGCGCAGAATTTCTAATATAATAGAAGTTTTCAGTTGAAGATTTCTATGCGGATTGTTATAATGCGCTAAAGAGAAGATATTTCGGAGGAGCTGCTTTCTCCCCCGAGATACTTACTTACCTTTCGGCAAATAAATACCTAGTTTTTTATTCAAATAAAGATCCTTGACCTTAGCGCCAAGGATTACCTCTATTTGTTTTTTTGTGAGTTTTTTTATTTTACTCACCTCCTTTCATAGACGTTAAACTGATAATAAGTCACTCAGTAAAACTTTGAGTGGCTTATTCCAGCTATTAGCCCACGAAAGATAACAAGGGGTGTCTCCTCCTAAATATATCCTCTTTTAAAGTGCATGAAAAAAGCTCTCCTTGCACGGCCCTAGAACATTACTGTTACCAGGACTGTACAAAAAGAGCTAGTTGTAAAATTCTTGATAACTGCAAATTGTCTGGCCGTGTCTCGTAATACAACGAGAATGCATTTATTCTAATGAAATATATACTAAAAATCAAGAGGTATTTATTACCCATCTCTTACTCGCTTTTTGTTGCAGATTTAAGTACAAGAAGTAATATGCGTCTATGATATCTTAAATCGCCTGATAAGGGCATTGTGTGAAAAAAACCAAAACAGCTTACGCGGGGGGCTTCGTAGGCTGTTTTTTATTTCTTCGTCTTCATTTTTTTCTCCACCATCTTAAGAAGTGCGTTTCTATAATCTCGTTCTTTACGCAGTATTGTCCTGTAATGATAAACGCTACCAAGTAGCATTACAAATAATAAGGCAACAAGAAATGCCATAGCATTATCGTGATTTTGTGACATTGAAACACAGTTCATTAGGATTAGTTGATACTTTGGTATGGAATTGGGTTCCGTCAGTGAGTTTTGCTATCATCTCCTGTACTTTAATTCTAATGAAGTCTAGCGTAATCCCTTCAGAAAGTAAAGGGTGTACTGACACTGCGTTTGCTATATCTTCTAGGTCAAGGTGCGAGTAGTATTTATTGGTCGTTTGGATGTCTGCGTGCCCGACCATTCGAGATATCATAATAATAGGCACGCCTCTTTTAATACACTCTGTAATAAAGGAGTGGCGGAAAATGTGAGCGTGTACCTTTTTCTTAATTCCTAATATTCTTGCCCTCTTATGAAGGTCTTGATTCACACCTGATGTGTCAAGCTTCTTGCCCCTGTATGATGTGAATACATAGTCATCAGATGACAGGTCACGCAGCCTCTCATAGAGCTTGTAGGGGATAGGCACTCGTCTTGGTTTTGCTGTCTTTGTCTTTGCAAAATATACAGAGGGTGGAGTGGCAAATAGATGTTTCTTTCGAAGGTCTAGTGCCTCATTGATCCTGCATCCAGTAAGGGCAATTAGCTCAATAATAAGACCGTAGAGGAGGTTTAAATGGGTAGACATCCGCGCATAGGGTACTTGAAGGGTATAGAGTGATTTGATCTCAGAGATGGTTAGTACCTCAACCTCATGGTCTTCTATGATAAAGTACTTATAATCCTCAAGATGGTGTGTTCCCTGAAACTTATCGTAGTTTTTACCAAGTGCTATAAAGTTATTTAAAGATCCCAGAGACATCCCGCGATCCATAAGGTGGGATATGAATGACGTGAAGGTTTCCCTTGTGAAGTCTCTTTTATCGTCAAAAAACTCGTACCAATGATTAAGCATCGTATGTAAAGTGGCACGATTCTTAAGTTTTCGGTCTAAAAAGAGATAGGCCTCAAAGGCCTGACGCTTGGGGCTCATATGTGCATTAAGATTAAGCAAATAAAATACACTTGACAAGCGCAAATTACTATAGTAATCTTAAAGGAAGAGAACGAATACTCCTGACTTTCTGCTATAAGCCCAGCATGAAGTCAAGCATTCATTCTCTAACAAACCTATGAATGATTATAGCACCAGGACAACCCAAACTCAAGCAGAGACTATTTTAAAACAGACTGCTGATCTTTATCATCAGGCGCTCTTTCACAGAAGCGAAGATGAGAAGCTTTATTCCTTTGTCTGCGATAACGTTTTGCTTCTTAAAGATAAATATAAGGTAAAACCTTCTGCAATAAAACGAGCACTTGGACTTGAGTATGCGCAAACAGTTGAACACATGATTAAAAAAGCTAAGGAAAAAGGAGGTGAGGTACATGGTCAATAAAGCAAAAAACAAAATACTCGACTTTTGCAATGAGGCAGTTAAATACCTTGCTGGATTTGCAGTCGGAGTCGTATTAACAGCCCTTTTACTTGATAACAGAGTTGGAGCGATGTGGAAGGCGTTTCAATATCCTGAAGTTATAAATTCAGCAACCTTTACAGCAGAAGTTACGTCAAAAAAATAAGCGACCTCGTAAAAGATCGCTTACTTTATAAATTTCACCAAAAAACTATGAAAAGTTTACAAACAGAAGAACAAAAAGTCAATGAGCATGACCAGACGTTCTTTAATGCAGCCGAGAATCAAGTCAACTCCTACGGATCAAGTGTAGAGAAGTTGGCATACATTCAAGGCTATCAAGATGGAATCAGATTTGCTCAGTCTGTACACACAGACATTGTAAGTTCATTTCCAAAAAAACATGAATCATAAATGCGAGTTCTGCTCCAGTAGAAACATGGAGCGTGACGATAACAACATGATTTATTGCCTGGACTGTGGGAACTTGTCCTCAGATCAGCCAGAGTTTGTTGATAGTGAGGATATAGATCCTATGGAGTTAGCAGTTGAGCAGATGCGGGAGGAACAAAACTATGAGCGAGCAAACCTTTAATAGATTGCAGTGGCAGCTTGACAGCAAGGGATTTTGCATGATTGTCATACGCGAGAATGATGAGGCTGAATTTGATCGTCTGACTGATAAGTATGAGAAAAAATTTCCAGGCGCCAAAGTGGTCGCTAAGCCAGCACCAACGAGCAATGGAACACCTAAGGTATGCGATAAACATGGAGTAGAGCTTGAATGGAGTCAATATCCATCCAAAAAGACTGGCAAGAAGTATCTATTTCACAAAGACGAAGAAGGAAATTATTGTTTCGGACATTAAGACATATATTGAGGGTTGGTCATCTGCAAGGTAAGAAACCATTGGGCTTGCAGACAGACCTTAGAGGTATCGGGGGACAACTTCTAAGGTTTGGAAAGGATAAAAGCCCTATGAAATATTTTGAGCACTATACAACAGACCGCAACTCAGTACCTTCAAAGCTAATAAGAAAACGCTTTGGGGCACAGGGGTATGGGGTGTATCAAGCACTCCTTGAAGTTATTGGCGAACATGTGAAGCCAAATAACATAGAAGACTGGGGTCATGTAGAGAAAATGCACGATTTAGAGACATTAGCGGATGAATGTGCTACAGACATCACCTTCTTAAAAGAATTCCTCAAATTCTGCGATGATAAGAAAATCTTTGAAAAGCATGATGGAAGGTTGTATAGCGCCTTGATGCTTGAAAGACTTGATCCCTACTCCAACAAAATCAAACAAAGTCTGACAAAATCCGACAAAGTCAGTATTAATAGAAGAGAAGAGAATAGAACAGAACACAATAGAACACAACAGAATAGAAAAGAAGAGAAGAGAGTAGAAACTAATGCTAACGCATTACAAAAAGAGGAAAAGAGCTTAACAAAATACGGAAGCGAAGAAATCACTTCACTTATAGGCTACCTAAAAGAAAGACTAGGTTTACCAGCGCTTGATGAGTCCGAGCAGGTAAACCGCAATTACTGCAACCTCCTTATTAGAAAGTTTGGCGGGGCTGATAAGGTCAGGCTATTAATAGATTCCACTGCACAGCATAAGTTCTGGGCATCAAGAGTAACATCGACCAAGAAGCTGTATTACCACGCCGTTGAAATTATAAGTTCTAACCGCGATAGGAAACACGCTGTTGTAAACGTATGAAGCTAAATGAGGTTCCTGAAGAATTTATTGTTTACACGCTTTGCATGTCTGATGGAAAAGAGCATCTCATAACGGGTAAGACGAAAGAGAACATATTAAGAACACAAGCACAGTTTGTTGTGCTTCCAAATAAGAGCGTAATCAATAAGTCGTTTATTACATCAATAAGTGTGAATAAAGATGAGACGCGAGCTAGTGTTATTAAAAATAAGCCCAAGCTTTTAGGAAAGAACTAATATGGAAGACTATATTAATCTCGCCACCAAAATAACAATCCGCTGGATGCGCTCAAACGGCCATCAGTACCGTTTCAAAAATGTTAAAGATACCGCAGAGCTTAAAAAAGCAGTTGTTGACCATTTGAAGCCATCAGACCTTAATCGCTTTGCAAGTGGCGCACGCCTTACCAATTGGGATGCAGTATTTAAGTTTGTAAAAGCCTTCTCAGCAATCATATTTCTGTTATTTGTTTCACTTCCAGTAGAGGCCAAGACCTTTACCGTAACCTACACAATTTCGCGCAGCGGTGGTTACCAGTTTGTGCCTAAAGCAAAAGTATCATCTCCTCCTAAACAGGCATTCAAAGCAACTAAGGCACAAACACAATCTAAGGATATGGTGGCTGCCGCTGTTAATAAAAAGCCATCTCCAACACAAGTTCCTGACGAGAGTGAGGCGCAGATTATTGCAAAACTTCCACACGCAGAGCTTGTCGCACACATCTATCAGCACGAATCCTCATTTGGCAAAAACGATGTATGCCGCAAGAAAGGCATGTATAACGGCTTCGGGTACGCAGAATCGAACCCCAAAGTTGATGGCCCCACTTGCTTCTCAACATTTGAAGCGGTAGCAACACAGGTTTCCATGTGGATTGAACAGAGGAGACATCTTAGTAACGCACACCTTACCTGTTTATATATTCGCGGTGTCAATGGGCCAAACTGCGACACAGCATATAAATTTTTATGAAAAAAGTTTGTTTACACGACTGGTGCTACAACAAGGTAATTGATGCCACTAAGCGCAAATGCTCTAAATGCAAAAGAACTGAATATAGAGAGTCAAGGTTAGAGGAGGTAGCGGTAGGCATTGCTTACGACTCTAATGGTTGTGGACATCCTATGAATAATCTCCGAGTGTTGTGGAGCGATTGGGTAAAAGTTTGCAAAAACATATGAAACGCCAATACCTAAAAATAAACATTGACCGCTTGTATCCAAAACGAATAGAGACTTATTCAGGAAACACCGTGTCTTTTAGAACAAAGTATGTGGCAACCATTAGATCCTATCAGTGGAATAAAGCGGTAGAGGAGGGAAAAGGTGTAATCATAAAGTGTCGTCAGCTTAATCAAACGATGACAATTCAATGGGAAGACTTAAAGAATGTTGAGAAAGGAGAGCGCGCATTTCAGAGTAAGAGCAATCCCCTACAAACCTATCACCTCTACGACTTTGACTGGAAGGAAGATGAGAAGAAGGTAGAACCCGTACAGTTTGGAATCTTTGACACGATGTTAGCAATTCAAGGAGCACACAAATAATATGCCAAAAGTACTTACAGACATAAACAAAAAGATTGAAAACCACATACTCGAAGTCAATCGAGTTAAGAGAGAAGCTCGTAAAAGATCGGGTAAATTTTCACCTACACAACTTGGTAAGCCTCTATTGTGGCAATTGCTATCAGTTCACGGTTTTACTGAGTCATTTGATGCTTATACTCTACTTAAGTTCCTGCGGGGTGAACAGGTAGAGGCATGGTACACGCAATTTTTAGATGGAGCAAAGCAAGTGCCAATCGCTTATCGTGACTGTATTGGTTACTGCGACTCTGTTGCATCTGAAGAAAATGGAACGAGTCTCCTCACACCAGATGAAATCAAGTCTGTTACTGGCAAAAAATACAAAAGAATTGTCGAGCAGAAATCCGCCGACATAAATCATAGACTACAGGCGACATATTACGCTTTAGGACTCGATTCAAATCTTTATAGACTTCATTACGTTAATTGCGATGATCTCAGAGTATACATTCTCGAATATGACATTAACGAACCTGTTTCCGATGAGGATAAAAGAACAACAAAAGATGTGGTGGAACAAGAAATTACAGATTTTCAGAAATGGTTTGCGACAGGCAAGCTTCCCGCTTTTGCTCCTAAAGTTAAATGGCAGTCAGATCCTAGATACATGAATTATAAGGATTGGAATAAGTTGTCAGAGGAAGAGGTGAATAAAAAGTTTCAGACATTACAAATTCAAAAGTCTAATGGGACACCGCCAAGAGATAATTTTGGCACTGATCATCCACATCAATACTAATGAAAAGTAAACACATGTTCACCAGTCAAATCAGGGTATCGAAAAATGGTCATGGTTGGGGCGTGGTTACGTTTTTACCAAAAAAACGATTTGGGATACGGTGCATGCCTAGCAAATTTATGGCGCATTTTCGTAAAAAATAATGAAAAACAACGAATACAAAATACCACCACCGACAGAAAAAGAAATCCAAAACTTTACGCTCTCTCTATTTAATAGCAGAGGTTATTATCTCTGGCGAAATAATACGGGCATGGTGCACATAGGAGAGGGAAGAAATGCACGTATGTTTCACGCAGGCTTAAAAGGATCGGCAGACATAATAGGCGTTTCTCCAAAAGGCTTATTTGTCGCACTTGAGATCAAACGAAAAGGCAAGAAGCCATCACCGTTTCAGGTCAATTTTCTAAAAGAGGTTAAAGATAAGGGGGGCATTGCAGAGGTTATAGATTCCATCGAGGGCGCAGAACAGTTACTAATTGACCTTAACGTTGAGGTCATAGCAACGCCATGAACATACTAAACACCAAGTGGGCTTATTTCATTTACGGGTTACTCACAGGTCATGTAGCTTCCTATTTAATAGTTTTAGCAGCGGAGCTTAGTTATATATTTCAATACCTATATGAAAAATAAACCATATCTTCAGTCTAAAAAAGGAGAGTTCTATCGCATCCCTGAAGAGCTTCTGAAGGGCAAGTTCTTTGGCTTAGTGTGGAAGAGTAAAGAACCTGCAAATACTCATACGATGTATTTGAGAAGAGTTGATGTGCCTGAGATAAGATTCAAATCTATAAATAAAAAGAAGGCAGAAGGAAAATTAGCAGAAATCTTGAATGAGTATATGAAAGATTTTGGAGGGAATATGACAACCGCTTCGTTTCCAATGGCGCCCAACTTTTTCTATAAAGACAAAGACGATACAACAGACTTCTTATTCAAAGATTACGATAAGTTAAAAACTCTCCGTAAAGAACGTGACCAATACCAACGCCTTCTCGCTTATGTATTAGGGTTTGTTGTGGGGTGTATGGGGTTAGTAGTTCTTAGTTGGATGATATGAAAAAGAAAGAAAAGATACAGACACATACGGTACGCACATTACCCGATATGTATCAGATGACCATAGACAACTACCTAGCAAAGCAAATAGCTCAAAGGATAAGTACTGGTATATCTAACAAGATGATGAAACATATAAAAGTTATGGCAGACAACTTGGCTGGAAAAATAGTATCGTGTTATCACATAGAACTGAGCACCGAAGATTTAATTGCAGGAAACAAGACGGCCATAATTATAAAACTCAGAAATAAAAGGGAACTCAATAAATTATTTGGAAAACCTTTATGACACATATTCATTACTCATCAGTAAACAGAAAAAATAAGTTACCCATACAGGTAAAGATGTGTTCTTGTAGTCGTCCTAAAGGTAAGTTCGTAATTATAAATTCAAAATAAATATGAAAAGTGCAATCTTTATAAGAGAAGATAGACAACAGATAGTCTTAACTCCCGAGAATGATTGGGAGCGTAATATCTTAAAGACGCTAGAACAAAAGAAAAAAAATATGAATGTATATTTCTCACAGTTTGTTGATGTGCAAGGTGGATGGACTATGAATAGTTATGCAGGATACAGAGGAGAAGACAGTGATAGTCTAATAATAGTTTTAGACGAAGAAATTAAAAGTTAATTCCTCAATGAGATTATGAAAAAGAAAAAGCACGAGCATGAGTTTAAGAAACGATATCTAGATTTAGAAACTAATGAAATGGAGAAGTTTTGTGAATGTGGAAAAAGTCTTTCCGAGGATAGAGAAGAGCTTATGAGGTGGATGAGCAAGCATACACCCAATTTATATGAGCAAATTACTCCCCCCAAGAAAGAGATAGAGAAGTTGGAATTTGAAGGAATCGGTCTAGGTCCCATAAAAGAATCATCGGCAAATGAGATAAGAATAAGACAAGCCATGCAGCACGACAAAATAAACGAAATAATAGACCGTCTAAATACGTTATTAAATACTCAAGACAGAGTATGAAACAATTCATCATACATTGTTGTAAGTGTAAGAAAGAACACACCGTAACAGCCGAGAGAAAGGAAGATGTGATGTGTCCTGAACATAAAGAGATGGAAGAGTGTGAAAGACGACAGGTATATGTAGTGAAGGAAAGGTGATTGAGAGAGTTTCGTGGATTGCGGGATGTCCCTGAAGAATAAGGGGAAGCCGAAAGGTTGCGCCACCTCCTACAATCCACCAAGCTCTCAATTAAGAGCCTGTTAGAAATTTATAAAAGATATGAAAAATGCGAGTGCAATAGTACAACTTCAGATGAGGTTAGAGGAAGCCATTGAAGTTCAACGGCGTTATATTGGAAAGATAAGATTGTTACGAGCAATTATGGGATCTTTACATAGTGGGGCGGCAAAAACATGGGAACAGTCAATAGACGAAGTTTTAGAAACTTTAAGTCCTCGTGAGAATAAAGTTTTAAGATTGCGATTTGGATTAGACGGGAATAAACCACAGGACTTAGAAACAGTAGGACGACAATTCGGTGTAACTAGAGAGAGAATAAGACAGCTTGAGGCGAAAGCAATTCGCAAACTAAAACATCCTTCCCGCAAACGAGTTATTTTAGGTGAGAGTTGGCAGATGGCAGTCCAAGAAGCAAAGGCAGAGGGTGTTAAGTTGATTAAAGAATATCAGCAACTACGAACAAAACCAATGAAACAGATTTCTATAAATCCCAATCCCAATGATGAGCTTATGGTAGATGAACTCAATTTGCCCACAAGGGTTATAAATGCTCTCTATCGTGCAAATATAGATAAAGTAGGTGTATTACGCCGAACTCCAGTAGAGATGTTAGAAACAATAAAAGGCTTAGGGAAAAAAGCGGTTATTAAGATTCAAGATGAAGTTAAAAGAAAAAGCCAATCATGAACATTTTTAAGCTATTTAGGAAGAAGGAATCAATATGGAGCGAAAACACCAAGCCTATTACTATGACTGATGTGATAAATGCTCAATGGGAGATGGCAGAGTTAATCTTCTCAGACCTTGAATCTAAAATGCACACAAAAGGATATTACAAGGTTATAAATACCAGAAGTTTGTATTGGCTCAAAAAGAAATATGGCGTACAAAAGAAAAGTAAGTAAAGATTGGGAAGACGAATTTGATGAAATGTGTTTAGAGTATGTGGTGTCTGTAGAAAAGAACACATTACTTACCAAGATAAAAAAGTTCATCCGTAAAGAACTCACACAGGCGAGGAAGGAAGAACGAGAGAGAAGAACTACAACCATAATGCTTGATGAGCCAGCTCAAGAAGTATTCACACCCCACGAAGAGAAAGAGATTTACTGGAAGATACGATATGACGAGTTGATAGGCGCTATTAAAAAACATGGAAAGAAGCGAGCTTAGAACTCACATAGCAGTCCTTAAAAAAGGAATAAACACTGATGGAAGTTATATGGAAGCTCTATCAACGGTTATGCCACAACTATTAAACTTTAGACGTCCCGATAGACAGGTGAAGATTTTAGTTGAGTTTATTGAGCCGTGTAAGAGGATTAAGAATTTGTTTAGAAGAAGATGAAAAAGAAGAAACGAGAATGCAGCAAATGCCATAAGAAGCTAAAAGAAGGAGAATCATATATTGGCATTCAAGTTGATTGGAATCCGTTTGAGAGCACATACGATATGTTAACGAAACATCATGTATGGAAATATACTCATACAGAGTGTCCTAAAGCTGTAAGTTAATTAAATTTTATGAACAAGCAATTATCTATAAGGGATTATCAAAATATTAGAATAGGAACATTTATGTCAAGATGGGCGCTGGATGAGTTTAAGAAGAGACTACCTAAAGAATCTAAAATCCTCAGAGAAGAAGAGGATTTGGGAACATACGATACATGGCGCTTAACCTGGTGGCAACCTGAATCTAAATTATCAATTCAAAATAAAGAGGGAGTATGAAAAGTAGTTTAATAATGGAGTTGGGAAAATTAGATTGGACTCCACGTCCTACTCTAGGAAAATGGGTTTGTTCCTATTGTGGAAAAGGCGGATTGGCTACGAATAGTTGTTGTTTCAAAAAGTGGATAAAATCTGGTGAATGGTATTGTGACCTATATCCTTTTATGGTGGCTTTATATATTACTGGGTTTTTATTTTTTTTAAGATGGTTTTTAAGAAGTTAAATTCACAAAAATAGGATATGAATAAAAAAGTAGTTAAATACATAAAAATGTCAGATATAGGAAGATACTATGCTCATTTAGAAGTAAGCTCTAAAAACCTTCCATATAAAATAGTTTCAGTACATCCTTTAGGAACAGATATAAGAATGGTAAAGTCTCTACTAGAACAAGGATATAAATTAAATTCACTCAAATAATTGTTATGAGAAACGAGGATTTTTATGGATTACATCTCTCTGAGAGAAAATTAATAAACAGAGCTAAATATTCTGGCAAAGGAAGACCAAAGAAGAATGATTATATGACTTTGGTAGAAGCCCAAAAAGCGCTCAATAAACTATTTAATCTATATTTAGATGCAAGAGACAAGAAGTTTAGTTAGCTCATTCTAATCATCTCGGCTCCTTAGGATTCCATCTCTCTTTGGCTCTATCTACAATCTCTCGTCCCATCCGCTCATGTCCTGTTTTTCTCATCTCATGAAAGGCTTGCTGTGCCATTGATGCTAAGATGTTTGGTATCTGGTCTCGTATATCTACCTGTATGACATCACCTGATGAAAGTTGTACGGGAAGAAGCAGTGTTTTGTCCTGATGGTCTTTGACAAACCTTTGAGAGAGTCCCCACGCGTCCATAAATGTTGAGAGGGTGTCTTTCATATAAGACACTTCCTCATCCTGCATTAAGAATAACTCCATATCCACCGCATCTGGTTGCCACTTCTCAATACTCATAGTTTTGGATACCTCCTGTCAAATAGGGGTGGGAGGAAATTACAATCCCGCAAGAACTCCCTATGAACTTCTAACTCAGAAGGCGCTATTTTTGAAGGCTCATCAAGCATTCTTTTTCTTTTGTAGATTTCTGTTGCAAGGTCAGGATTATGCTGGCACAGGTCAGCAAATCGCTCTATCTGCTCCAAAGACCAGATGGGGCGCTTAGGCTTTAGTTTTGGTAGGGGCTGGCTTTCTATTAACATTTTTTTGGGAACTAATAATCTGTCGGTAATGGGCTAACAGGGCTAAATCTTCAGAACGAGATGTTGTGTCAAAGGTTTGGTATTTAAGCTGAAAATCACGGTGTCTTGTACTGCATCCTCCACACCCGCATAGCTTGTCTGATACGTCCTCAACACGTTCTCTAAATGTAGGCTCAGGGTGAGCGATTGATAACGGCTCAACTTTAGCCAGCTCTCCGAGTGCCATGTTGCCTCCTTTTCTCCTCTAACTTTCTAAGAAGAACCCGTCTGTAGAGAATGTCAAACTGGCCTATGGGCATTTCCATAAAGTGATGGAAGTTTTTGGTATCCATGGGATTGTTGGAGTTTACAATCATATCTGTTGTTTTCCCCACAAGTTCCTGAGCTTCAGGTGGTAGGTCATCTATGTGGTGTCTTAGGGTATGACAGTGAAGAAGTATATAGGAGGGTGTAATCTCCCCAGGCTTTTTAACTTCAATTCGTCTTACCTCTCCTTCTTTCATTGTTTGGGGATGGGGAGAGGAGTTTTGGGGTGGTGTACTCCTCTTCGGGGAACTGGTAATTTGCGTGCTTTATCAATCTCAGCTTTAGTCAGAGCATCTTCAAAGGCAAATAGCTTGCCTCGAAACCATTGATTCTTATATTCCGTTCCTTCTATATGGGGTCTTTCTGCGCTCATAGATACTCCCTATAACTGGTAATGGAGCTGGACGAAGCTCGAGTGATCTATCCTGAAAACCTGTCAGAATCTGTTTAAGACGTTTTTTATCGCGTCTTGTTATATCTGGCAAGGTGATCTTATTTGGATATGGTCTATGAGCTTCGGTTGCCATTATTTTTTGCCCATGCGTTCAACAGCATGTTCACCTACATTTGCTCCAAGGTAGGTAACTAATATCCACTGGACAATATTTGACCAGTCCTGAAAATTTGCTTTATTAAATACGACAAAGCAGGTGGCGGTAAAAAAAACCAAAACCGCCAATACAAACTTCCTGCTTGTCCAAGACTCTGTACTCACAACAGAGCCCTCCCTGTAACAACGTATAAGACAACAATAACAACTGCAATTACCCAGATGATCTGCCTGGCTTTTGGTTCAAGCCCAACAGCATCTAAAAGAAACTGCAACAACACAAGAATAAGGACTGCAATTAAAAGTGCTTGTAACATATAATCACCTCCCTTCTAAAATGGAATTTGTAATGGTAATAGGGGGGGTCGAGTTGGGGTGGGGGTATGAGTGGGTTGAGTTGACTGTACCTCTCTTACCTCTGTTTTTGATTCCGTGTGCGTTTCTTTTACAACAATTGGTGTTGGCGCAATAAAAGGCTTCACCTCTCCCGTTTGTTGGTTATAGACAAATGAGGGAGTGGGGGTAACTGTCGGAGTTACTTTTGGAACTTCCTCAGTTGAAGATGGAGAATTAAAAATACCAATAGCAATGGCGATAAACAGCAAGCCAAGCAAGACGTAAATAATTCTAAAAACATATTTGTTCATGTTATTTGATATTTATGATTTCGGTTCTCATAAGAATTAAAATGATGAGAAACACGATAGCGTTTGCAACAACCATTGAAGCCCAATCCTTCCATCTATCCTTCTGTTGTTGCTCTTTTTCCCTTTCCTTCTGCTCCTGAGCTTCCTTACCGTCAATCTGAGTTACATGATCTTTCAAGACTTTCATATCCTCTCTGATCTCAATGATTGATTTGCAGATAAGAGGTATTCGCGATACATCAATAAATCGCTTTTTATCCTCACCTTCACCAAATACCTCACGCAAGGCGTTAGACAAGGCGCGAGTTATTTCGTCTTTGTGTTTACTTTTAGGTGCCATCTTTCTAAGTGTCATATTTTAAAAACTAGCTTGATCTTCTCTCTCCACTTCATACCTCGTGCAAGATCGGTTATTCGTTTTTTTATAATCTCCTCTTTTAATTCTTCTTTGACTTTTAACAATGTTTCTGCAAGTATCTGTTGTTTTTTTGTTAGTCTTTTCATTAGCAATTAAACTGTTAATCTGCCAGTAGCTATCCAAGTAATTTATGGACTGCTATATCAACCTCTTCTATGCCCTTAATTCTTCCTTTTTTGAATGCTTCATCAAGGTCTTTCTGCGTAAATCCACCGAGCTTTTCTAAGATTTGCTTGCTTGTAATTTTGTTTGAATCTTGACCTGGGAAAAGCGCCTTTACAACCTCATCAGTTGTAACAGCTCGCTTCATTTCCCTTAAAGATCGCTCTCCAAATTCCTTATCCTGAGCATCAGTTCTCTTGTTTGTATCCTGATCGCCTTCACGTGCTATGACCCATCTGTCATACCATGAGGCTTTTCGCTGAAGTGATGGATTAGATGGAACAGGCGATGGAGTTACATTGTAATTTTTAGGTCTAAGCCATCCTAAAACATGGTTGTAATTGTAGTTTCTTACAATGCATACCGAACCTGTAGGATCGTTTTGAGAGAAGGCTTGAAAAGTATTAGCATCACCCTTACCTGTTGCAACTGCAACATGCCCTATACCTCCGTTATATGAGGCAGCCCAGACAACAATGTCGCCTTCTTGAGGAGAATTGGAAGGGCCATTTGCGATGCGTTCAAAATGCTTTGCCTGAAACTCACCAAATGACGTATAGATTTGATGTGCATTAACGTAGGGAAATGGGGTGGGATTACCTGGAAAATCAGGTACACCTAAAATATCACACCACTTGGCAGGGACATCAAAACATTGCCTACCAGGATTTAAAACTGTCAAATACTTACCATTCCACGCACCCACAAACTCTGTGAATTTACTCATAGTTCTCCTCTTTTTTTCATAATTTTTAACTGTTGCAACACTCTATCTGTAATAATCTTTTTCTTTTTCCACTCCTTATAGAGAGCGTTCTTTTCCTCTTTTGTTTTTAGCTTCTTAAACTCATTGGCGATGTATTTGGCGCGTGTTCCATCTTCAACACCTAGATTTCTTATGCTTCGTTCTTTGTAATTAAGACCATATTTGTTATTTTCAACTTCTTTCTTAAGCTCGGTAAAAGCTAGGGGATCATTCTTTTTTATGTCTTTTGCAATTTGATTAGCTACTTCAGGAGAAAGAGTCTTTAGCTTCTCATATACGGGAAGAGCACGTTCACGTGCTTGCTTTCTGTCATAATCAGCTTTTTTGTTAATCTTTTGAATTTCTTGTATTTGTTTATACTCTTCTGCCTTCTGAGGATTTTGGGTTGAGATTCGGGAAGGAGATAGCGCATTTAAAAATCTATGTTGCGTTTCTATTGGATTACCTAGAGAATTAACCCTTGCAGGTACTTGCTGGGACAAGCCTGGAATTTGCGTCATAAACTGTTGAAGTTGCTGTGTTACAAAACCAGCGTCAGGATCAGACTTTCTTTGGTATGGATCAATAATTCGTGTTACCCATCCTAGAAGCGCTCTAAATGGAACAAGTTGTTGTGCATAATTAGCAAGTATTCTGCCTTTCCCTTCAACATCTCCGCGGCCAGACGAGATCATATCTCCTACGCTTTTAAGGTACGACTGATCTGCGTAAAATTGCCACCAGTTAGATAAACCTTGTAGGATCTTCTCTGCTTGGGAATCTTCGATTTTGCCGTTATCTAGTGAATCTCTTACTGCGGCAACAAGCGCCATATTCATAGCTAAGGCAGGATGAAGTTTTGAATAAGATACCCATGTGTCACCTATACGTACTGAATAAGGCTGAATGCCTGCCGCCCTATATTCATTTTTCTTGTCTTGATCAATTGGCTCACCCCACGAAAGTCGGTCTGATGAGGTGAGAATTGCAGTTCCCAGACCAATAGATGAACCTATTATTATTTTAGTAATAGCCTCCTGTTTTGCCGTATTACCGATTAAATTTGTAACTCCCAGTGGCGAATACTCAACGCCTTGCTTTATGATATTCATGGGAGTCTTGACGAAAGGAAGTGTGAAGCGAGCTAGATTTCTAACCACTACATTCTTACTGTTTCGAAAACTCATTATCGCATTGGTGACTTCATCCATCGCACCTAGCACTATTCCTTGTCCTTTCTCGCCAGTATCTTGCCTAAATAGTCTCTTCTGAGCTTCCTTTATGGCTGTTGCCTGAGCGTTTGGCGCTTTAACTCCCTTTGAAGCGCGATAGGCGAGCGACCTTTCCACACCTTTTGTAGTAAGTGTTTGAAAAAACTGATCCGTAGCTTCTAGCAGTCTCAATGGTACGTCTAACGTTCTTTCTACCAATCGGGCTTTTGTTCCTGCTTTAGTTAAAGGAAGATTGCGAACATCAGGGTTACCTGATAGGACTTTACCTTTCATAACATCTGCAAACTTAAAAGAGGCGTCACGAAGCGCGCCATAATATCCTTTTGCAAATTCCTTGCCTTCACCTGCGAGATATTTTCTTTCTGTTCCTGTTGCTTTAGCACGAAGAAAGTCCACTCCTCCTAAGACGGTTTTTTCAATTGGTGCCAGAATGCCTGTGCCTTGAAAATTTGAGGCGGTATTTATGATATGTGTGTTGGGCGAGGTAAGCATTGAATTGTAGCGCACTAGGGTAAGCCAATCTTCTGCATTTGGCTTGACAAACTGTCTGTAAAAGTCTGTAGCCTGATTGATGTCATTAAAATCAACGCCCTTAGCTTTAATGAGAATATCGTCAGCGTTTTTAGTTTGTTTAAGTATTGATTCAAGAATTGCCTGTTTTGCTGTTATCTCTTTAGGATCGGCGCCAATTGACATAGATTGTAGTTTCCGAGCAATATCTGATCCCAAAGACTTAACCGTTAAGAGATTGTCTATATATTCA